GTTAATTAAATGAAAAAGTTCGGAGGGATTATGACAAATAAAACGACACAAAGCAAGTCTGAATGGTTTTGGACACGGATGCTGACGGTATCGCTGAAATTAGGGCTGCCGTTGTCATGGTGCAATTTTTGCAGCCGCAAGATGTGTGCGGCAGTAGGAGCGCGGAAATGAAACAGCGCATTGAAGATTGGCTGCGGGAGCGGCGGATTGAGCGGCTGAAACGCCAAGTGCTGGCGGCGCATGAAGCCGGTGCCGGCAATGTGCGTGATTTGTTTGAGCTGTTCCGTGCGGAGCTTGAAAGCCGTTCGCCGCAGCAGATTGCGCGGATGATGGCCGAGCCGATGAGCAAACGGATGGCGAAGGCAAACAAACGTATCCTGAAACAGATGGGAGCAGAGAAATGAGCGCAGCCAAGATTATCAAGTTTGAGCGGCAGGGTACGCCGCCTGCCGAGGTTAAACGTATGGACAGCGGATTTATCCAGATTCCAAATGACGTGTTCAGAACAGCCAAGCGCGTACTGAAGGGCAATGATTACAAAGTAGCTTGCGAAGTGATGGACAAAACATACGGCTACAACAAGACCGAAGATGATATGACCATACAGCAGATTGCTGATGGCTTAGGTATCGACAGAGGTAATGTGAGCCGCGCCTATAACCGGCTAGTAAAGACGGGTGTGATTTATTCGCGCAAGGGGAAATTTGGCTTCATTACCGGCTTTAATCCGGTAGAAAAATGGGTGTGTGAAAACAACACGACCGTGTCAAATTCACACGGTAAAAATAACACGACCGTGTCAAAACAACACGCTTCACCGTGTCAAATTAACACACACAATATACAACTACCAAAATACAAAAATATATATTCGTCAACGCAAGACGAAAATCAGGATGCTGAAAATCCAACTCTTGCCATCGCTGACGCAATGGCTGCCGACCGCACGGGGGAGGATGCGGATTGTCCTACCCCACAGCCTGAAGGCAAGAAATCCAAACAGGCTGCCGACAACCGCAAACGCTTTGAAGCGATTGCCGGGGAGTTCAACCGGGTGTTTGCTGATTGCCAAGGAGTGCGCAAGGTAAACCTATCTGCTACCCAAACCAATGCCAAGCGGATGCGCTTAATCCCGAAAGCTTGGGCGATTGCCAAGCAGCGTATTGCGGCATGGGCAGACGATAACGGCCTGATTGAAGGCGAAACACCAAGCGGCAAGCATTGCGTTGAGTGGTTTGGTTTGTACTTCGAGCAATGCAGACAAGATCCGTTTATCACTGGAGAAGGCGGGCGGAGCAAAGGGCATGAGAACTGGAAGCCCGGATTTGAATACCTGCTGCGGGCGGAAGTGATGGAAGCCCGCGTATTGGAGGGAGCTTGAAATGGACGAGCTGAACATGGACTGCTTGCACAGCGACGAATCGGAAGCCGAAGTAATCGGCGGCATCATCTGCCGTGGCCGCCAAGCCTTGGACGAAGTGCCGGAGCTGAAACCGGAGCATTTCTACAATTTCAGACTGGCTGCCGCCTTCCGTGCCGCGCAGGCTTTGGCTGAAGTTGAGCAAGACCCGAATCTAGTAACGATTGAAGATTGGATACGAGCCAATCAGCCGGAAGCGTTCGACCCTGAATTGCTGATGTTCGTCCACGGCAATACCGGCTACGGCAGGGTAGCACATTGCGCGGCATCAATCATCGAACGCTACCGCGCCCGTGAAGCTTACCGGCAGGCGCAGGAATTTGCCGGCCAGTTGATGGCCAGCCGTGGCTATGGCGCGAATGAAGCGATTGCCAACTTTGCCCGCCAACTGGATGAGATGGCGCTTTCGACTGAGGACAACGAAGCCACCTTTAACACGTTGGAGCTGATGCGCATCGGTATCCAAGAGTTTGACCGCCGCTATCGCAATCAGGGCGTTATGGTGGGCTTGGAAACGGGCTTGCGTAGTTTGGACGAGCTGATGATGGGCTTGCAGAAAGGCAGCTTGTACATCATGGCCGGCCGACCCGGCATGGGTAAAACGGCGGTCAGCATGACGATTGCGGAAAACATTGCCGACCGCTATCAGGACGGCGCGGTGCTGGTGTTTAACTTGGAGATGAGCAAGGAGCAGCTGGCATTGCGGGCGTTGGCTTCGGTGGCTGAAGTGAGCCTGAAAGACTTGCAAAAAGGCAGCGACGACCACGGGCAGAATTGGACGAAACTCAATAACGGGCTGGGCAAATCCATGGGGCGCAAGATGTTCACGGATGTACGGGCAACCGTTTCCATTGCCCAAATCCGCGCCAAAGCCCGCCAAATCAAAAACAAGCACGGCTTGAATTTGGTGGTGATTGATTACCTGCAACTGATTGACGAGAGCGGGCGCAAGTTCAAAGACGACACGGCGCGCGTAACCTGGCTTTCCCGCCAATGCAAGATTTTGGCCAAGGAGCTGGACGTGCCGCTGATTGTGTTGTCCCAACTCTCCCGCGAATGTGAGAAGCGTTCTGACAAGCGCCCGACTTTGAGCGACCTGCGCGACTCCGGCGCGATTGAGCAGGATGCGGACGCCGTGATTTTCAACTACCGCCACGGCTACTACACCAAAGACAACACCGACGACATGTTGGAGCTGATTGTGGCCAAGCAGCGCATGGGCGAAACCGGCACCGCCTATGCCTGCTTCCAAGGGGCGTTCAGCCGGGCGGTGGATGTGGCCGATGAGTATGTGGATGCGATTTGGCGCAAACGTAATCCGCCGCCTGTGCAGGGTAAACAGGGCGGGAGGAAGCTATGACAGATTGCCCCTGCTGCCCGCCTACCGGAGCCGTGCTCAACTTCCGCTGCCCGGCCTGCTGTGCCGAACAAATCCGCCGCTGCCGACCAAGTAGGAAGCTGCAAGAGAAGATGCTGCACCAACTGACCGCCTTATCCGGTGCGCCAACCCGTGAAGAGATTTTGGAGAGAGTAAAACATGGCCAAGCGTAAATGCAAAGTATGCGGCTGTGTGTTTGAGAAGCCGAAAAACCGACCGTTCCAAGACTTCTGCTCGATTGAGTGCGGCGTAAAGCTGGGAATGGAACGGCGGCGCAAGGCGTCGATTAAGGCCAAGGCTGAAGCCAAGCGCAAGGAACGGGCGAAGACGGCAGCGCTGCGGCACCGGTTGGAAACCATCCCGGAACTAACCAAGAAGGCGCAGGCGGCGTTCAACCGTTACATTCGATTGCGGGATAGGGGCAAGCCTTGCATTAGCTGTGGTGCGCCGTGGAAAGAGAACTTTCAAGCCTGCCACTATGTGCCGGCGGGCAGAAGCAACAAGCTGCGTTTTAATGAGGACAATGTGCATGGCGGTTGTGTGCGCTGCAATCTGTACGAGAGCGGCAACCTGCGCGGCTACCGTATCGGGCTGATTGAACGCATCGGCGTGGAACGGGTGGAACAGTTGGAAACCGACCATGAAGCGCGGAAGTGGACGAAAGAGGAACTGCGCGGACTGGCAGCAGAGTACCGCAGGAAGGCGAGGGAGATTGAATGACACAGAAGTTTAAGCGCTACATCACACGGGATAACCGGCGGGATGTGATGCGGCTGGCGTATGAGATGGCGGGAACGCTGCTGCAAGTACATGACAAGGCAATCGTTGAAGTACGGGAGAAGAACCGCACGGACGACCAGAATGCGAAGCTGCACGCGATGCTAAAGGATATTGCCAAACAGAAAACCTTTAACGGGCAGAAACTGAATATCGACCAATGGAAGATGATTTTTGTGTCGGGGCACCGGATTGCCACCGGCGGCACGGCTGAAATGGCAATCGGCTTGGAGGGTGAAGTCATCAATCTGCGGGAGAGTACGGCGCGGATGGGAGTACGCAGGCTGGCGAGTTTGATTGAGTATATCCAGGCATGGGCGGCGGGCAATGGGGTGGAGTTTGGCGGAAGGGTGGAGGGATGAATGGGGCGGTGGGCGGGGGAGAGTAATCCGAAGGCAATTTTGACGAGGCGGGAAGTGGAAGTGATTCGGCGGCTGCATGAACAAGGTGTGAAGTATGAAACGTTGGCATGGGCGTATGAAGTGAAGATGCGCACGGTGGCGGCAATCTGCCGTTATGAGCGCTGGACGGATACGCCGGATACACTCGAATAGATGGATGGAGCACTACAATGGGGCGGATGGAAAAGCTGACAGCAAAACAAGCAAGGTTTGTTGAGGAATATTTGGTGGACTTGAATGCCACGCAGGCGGCGATTCGGGCGGGCTATAGCGAGCAGACGGCGCGGGCAATTGGATACGAGAACCTGACAAAACCTGACATTCAAAAAGCGATTACTGCGGCGCGTGAAAAACAGCAGCGGCGGGTAGAAATCACGGCGGATAGGGTGCTGGCGGAATACGCGAAGATTGCGTTTTTCGACCCGCGCAAGCTGTTTACGGCGGATGGGGGGATTAAGCCGCCGGAGCAATGGGATGACGATGTGGCGGCGGTGATTGGGGCGTTGGATGTGGTGGAAATCGGCGATGACGGGGAGATGATTGGCCGGGTGAAGAAGCTGAAGCTGATTGATAAGAAGGGGGCGCTGGACAGTATCGGCAAGCATTTGGGTATGTTTGTGGATCGGACGGAGCTGAGCGGGCGCGATGGCGAAGCGATTGTGATTTCGGATGCGGAACGTTCGGCCAAGATTGCCGGCCTGTTGGCGATGGCGAAGGTAAGAAAAGATGGGGAATGATGTATTGCCGCGCGAGGTGGCGGAATTGCTGCCTTACCTGACGGAGACGGAGCGGCAGGAGTTGGATAGCCTGCTGCGCGATTTGCCGCTGTGGATGCCGTTGCCTGGCCCGCAGTTGGCGGCCTATACCACGCAGGCGGATATTATCGGTTTCGGCGGGGCGGCGGGCGGCGGTAAGACGGACTTGGCCTGCGGCAAGGCGCTGACCCAGCATCAAAAGGTATTGATTCTGCGCCGTGATTCTAAGCAGCTGCAGGGGATTGTGGACAGGCTGCGCGAACTGATTGGCAATGATGACGGCTTCAACAGTCAGAAGGGTGTGTGGCGGCTGGATGATCGGCAGATTGAGTTGGGCAGCTGCCTGCATGTGGACGACTGGCAGAAGTATCAGGGGCGGCCGCACGACTTGCTGATATTCGATGAGGCGGCAAACTTCTTGGAAATCCAGGTGCGTGCTTTATTGGGCTGGCTGCGTTCGACCGACCCGAATCAGAAATGCCAGGCGCTCTTGACCTTTAACCCGCCGACCACGGCGGAGGGTCGTTGGATTGTGGATTTCTTCGCGCCGTGGCTGGATAAGAAGTTCCCTAATCCGGCGGCGGGTGGGGAAATCCGCTATGCGGCCAGCGTGGATGGCAAGGATGTGTGGGTGGATGACGGGCTGGAATTTGTGTTGGTGGACGGGGTGCCGGTGTATGAGTTCGACCGCAACAGCTTTAAGCCGGAAGAAGTGGTTAAGCCGTTGGCTCGCACATTTATCCCGTCTAGGGTAACGGATAACCCGTATCTGATGGGCACGGGCTATGTGAATACGCTGCAATCGTTGCCGGAGCCGCTGCGTTCGCAGATGCTGAACGGTGATTTCAGCGCGGGGATTGAAGATGATCCGTGGCAGGTTATCCCGACCGCATGGGTGGAAGCGGCAATGGCGCGTTGGAAGCCTTTGGACAGGCTACCTGAAATGGACAGCTTGGGGGTGGATGTGGCGCGTGGTGGCAAGGATGAGACGGTATTGGCGCGGCGGCACGGGATGTGGTTTGACCGGCCGCTGGTGTATCCGGGCAGCCAAACGCCGGACGGGCCGGCTACGGCGGGCTTGGTAATGGCGGCTTTGCGTAACCGTGCGCCAATCCATATTGACGTAATCGGGGTGGGCAGTGCGCCGTTTGATTTTCTGATGGAAGCACGACAGCAAGTGATTGGCGTGAATGTGGCGGAGAAATCGACGGCGCGGGATAAGTCGGGGCGCTTGGGCTTCCGTAATCTGCGTTCGCAGCTGTGGTGGCGGATGCGCGAGGCGCTCGACCCGGCCAACAATACGGGGATTGCCCTGCCGCCGGATTCGCGCCTGCTGGCGGATTTGTGTGCGCCGACTTGGAAGTTGTCCGGTGCGGAAATCTATGTGGCCAGCCGTGAAGAGATTGTGGCGAAAATCGGCCGCTCGCCGGACTATGCTTCGGCTTACTGTCTGGCGTTGTTGGATACGCCGAAAATCGACAGCCTGCGTGCGGTAGGCGGGAATAGAAATGTGATGGAGTACAACCCTTATGCTTGATGTGCGGATAGATGATGGCTTACGCCATATGGACTGGATTGAGCGGCAGCTGGCGGAAACGCACCGCTTGGAAACGGAAGCAGCGTGGATGGATAAGGTCAGTCTGAACCGTGAGCTGTATCAGGCGGTGGCGGCGGCGGGTAATCTGCTGTTTGCTGGGGCGTTTAATATGGGCGAACTGGTGGGCTACTGCTCAGCCTTCCTTTCACGCCATCCGCATTATGACTGCCTGATGTGCCAGCACGATGCGCTGTTTCTGCTGCCTGAATATCGGGTGGGTATGGCCGGTTTGCGCTTGGTGCAGACGATTGAGCGGGAAGCGGCACGGCGTGGCGCGGCTTATGTGGCCTGGCATGCCAAGCCGGGCAGCAGTTTTGAAGGCATACTTGCGCGGCGTTGCCGCCGTGAGGATGTGGTTTATTTACGGCAACTGACGAAAGGATAGAGACGATGCCAGCAGCACCAGTAATCGCCGCCGTAGCAGCGGCAGTGGGAACCAGTTATTCGATTTACTCCGGCGAGCGTGCGGCGAAGAAACAAAGCCAAGCGCAAGCACAAGCGGAAAAGCAGGCGAAGGAGCAGGCTTTGCAGGCGGAGCGCGATTTCAATAAAGCCAACAGCAAGAAAGCCAACACGGCCGGCTTGCTGCAGGCGGCTCAACAGGACGGCGGCGGCGTAAGCAGCACCATGCTGACCGGTTCGGAAGGGATTGAAAACGACCAACTGAAATTAGGCAAGCAAAACCTGTTGGGCAAAACCTCTCTCTTGGGGTAAGACATGGA